GACGTTGCCCTTGAAGATTCCGACACAGGTAACAATGGCCGCGGCTTTTGCGACATTGCCAAAAACCACGTTGCAAATCTTGGCCATACCTTCAGTCGTGAAAGTGTTATACCCGGATTGCGTATGGATCAGCTCACCCTTACGGTAGTGATCACAGGTGACAAACCCCTTGGCGACAAGATTCCCGTGAAGAATATCATCCAGGTTGTCAAAAACAGGAACAAGGATTGATGGTACTCTATGAATAATGTTCATGATAGAATTCCTTTTTAAAGCAGTATTGAATTAAATTCAGGGCACCAAAACCCCGTTACGATAAAGTTCACATGAAACTGTTTCCGACATCCCGACGCCGGACCCGATTGCATTTGACTTGAAACTTGAAATATCAAACGCACCAGACTTTAAGGCAGCAATGGTGTCAGCATCGAAAAACCCCGCGCCAGATCCGCCCGTACCAACTTTTGCGCTGGTTAAGAATTGAATGGCACCTCCAAGGTTCCGGTAAAGAGAAGCCCCGCGCTCCGGGATTCCAAAGACGAGTTTGTTTTTTGTGAGATTAAACAGCCTTCCAGAAGCATTCCCGGCCACAATGCCCTCAGTTGTGCGCCATACCGGAACATCGACATATCCCTTTTCAGGTGAGCCCAGGATATCCCCCATTTCTGGCAAGTTGTTGCAGTAGGCCAGTGTCCCGGACACACTTCCGGCCCCGGCGTCTGATTGCTGCATTTTTTCCGGCTCAGTCCCAGAGAGAAACCGGGTCTTGTCCTTCATCCCGACAAAAATCCCGGTCGGGACTTTGGCGATTACGGTCACTTCAGAATCAAATTCAAATCTGTTGGCCGATAACCGAAACCACCCAAACTTAAACGGTTGGCTGTAATAGACGGTTTTTCCGGATGATCCCCAGATGCGCCCGAATGCATAACAAAGGTTAGAGAGAAACGGTGGCGGAGAACACATCAGGGACGGACACGGTTCAACGGTAGGAATAGAGACAATCTTACTGGCTGCGCCTATCCGGTAAAAAATGAATTCGTTGGCATCCGTACACCAGACTTCGGACCCAGACGGACGATTGAGAATCTGGATTCCGCCAGTTTCTGTCAACTCTATCGAAGTGATGGGACCGGTCCCGGAAATTTCGTCGCCATTAGATGACGTCATGGCCACGTTATAGGCCCCAGGAGGAAGGGAGCCGGAACCGGTCAGCAACATCGGACCTGACGGGGGAAGGATACCCCAATCCGATATTGTGTTCGTTGTCGGGTTGAAAACACCTTTGCAATATTGGTTGGAAAAATAGACCTTATCTTCAGCCTCGACGTAATCAAACGATGCGCCTTTATCATCAAGTGCCGATACCGAGACCTTGGTCGGAGGCGTGAACCTGTAAAGTGTTCCGTTATCAACAAACAGGGTACAACTTAATCCTGACCATAGACTATGTGCCTTAGTCAGGGCGAGAATCTTTATCTGACCATCTCGTGCAATAAGACTTTGTGTAATGCCAACGTCAGCATTTAAAATGATCTTTGGCTCCGCTACACCTTCAGCAGAGAAAAAGTTCTCATTCCGTTTGACGTTATTCATACCCGAGAAAGCGTTTATTGAAATTTCAGACATTATACCCAGTCCGATCGTCTAATAGGCGTAGGTCTAGATTGACCTGTTCTAAAGTATATACCTAATTCAGTTATAGCCGCATCAAATAATTTATAATACTTTGTGGTATTTATCTGTACACCATCTATACCGTCCTCTTTTTCACTGTAAGTTTTAAAACACGCAAAATTTGCCAAAAGATCGTAGTGTAAAAATTCAGGCAAAATACTCGGTTCAACTGAATCTACTGTTAATAAAGTCGGTTTTTTATAAAAAGCACACAAAAGTGGTGTAACTACAGTAGGTACCCGGTAATAAATAAACTGTGTACGCGTAGCCGTACAAGCTTCTATTTCACCGGTGTTTACACTAAAATCAAAATCAGAATATTGGCCAGAGAGTAAAATGGCCGACGAGAATACTTTAACTTTTCGTTTATCCGCGACTGTACTACACATATATAAATTACGATCAAAATTCCATGCGACTGGTATATCTACTGAATACGCAGTTATAGATGTCAATATATCACCAGTACTCATTAAATCCGGTAATAATACAAGACTCGCGCATCGCTGAAGACCTTCGTTAATAAAACTATCGATAATTTCATCAATATATAAGTCGTCTTGTACGTTTCGTATAACGCGATCTCTAATTTCTTTGAGTGTTGCCATAAGACACCTTTTGTTAGATGTGGTTTCAGCAAAACCCGTCTACTAAAGAGCAGACGGGTTATACTTGAAACAACATCGATTAAGTAGGATCTGCGCTATATGTGTCTACTGCTACGACACCCCAGTCCTTACTGTTAAATCGAGTTTTCTTGATGCCGAAGATCGTACCGGCAGTGATTGCCAGAGCATTACCACGGTCATCTTTATCTTCATTCCAGGAATACCGGTTAGGACCAGAATCCTGGCCATAGGCCATAAGACCAGCTTGGGCGCCCATGAAAAGAGCACGGGCCCCAGGAAGGTTAACACCGGCACCAACATCGTTATGTCGAATTACATTACGATGTTTATGCAGGATAACATCCGCGTATTCACCAAGTTTACCGGTATACAATTTGGATGCCTCACCACGACCCATGTCGGTCGTTTTGGTGATATCCAACCAGTCATTGGTAGTCGTCGATGTCCGAAGATCAAAAGCCTGGAAAGTATGCATAAGCAATACAAATTTCTTTGTACCGCCGATCATAAAAGGCTGCATCATCGGGTCCGTGGTCTCGGCCTTAGCGACGAGTTTCTCGACTAAGGAGAGTTCGAATTTGTCAGTGTTGGTGATGTTATTGTATGCGGTAGCCGTTCCACCATATACAAGATGTCCAACGTCGGGCACGGTAAGGGCGTTATTTGCACGGCCGGTCCAGGTGGTTGGATTATGCATGGTACTTTCACCACGGCAACCGGAAAGATAACAGAAAATTTCCTCGTCCATTTCTTCTGCCCACCATACCGCAAGAGCATCACGACCTTTGGCACGAAGATCATAGGGAACACGCTGTTCAGACATCTTACCCTTTGACTTCGTGGACTTTCTGAGTTGGTCGATAAACAAATAGTCACTCCAGAAAGTAAGGGCTTCTTCACCGGTTGCATGACCCTCGATAATAGCATCACCCTCGATACCAGCTTCAACCAGTTTCATCTGCAGACCGATAGTGACTTTTTCACCGGCACCTTTATTGAGTTCATTCTGCAGGGTGATGAGATCCTCCGGGGACGTGCCAATAAATGGCGCAAAATACTGTTTCTTCGCGGCTTCTACCGCAAGCGAAGTGGACCAACGTTGAATTGCTAACGCATGTCCTAATGCAAAATCTGTCATAGCCATAATTCAAATCTCCTATTCGCCGGAGAGGTAAGCCTTTTGTTGAGCTGGAGTTAATTTCATATACTGTGCTTCTGATAAAACACCTTTAGACGCAGGTGTTTCAGAATCACTTGTTGGAATATCACTCAGCGATTTAAAAGACTTACCACCGGTTTTTATTTTCTTGAGGACTTCAGCCTCAATTGATTTTCGTAATGCGGTTTCGTCTACCGCGGATTTCGGGTCTTTTACAATTTTTCCTTGAAGCCCGGCGAGCATTTTAAGAATCGATGCGGCTTGTGTACCAAGATAAACTGGTTTAGTTTCGCCGGGTAAAATAATTTGGGTTTCAGGGTTTGTTAAATAAAACATATCTTTAGTAAAACCCACAGTTTCAGCAAACTCAGCAAGTATTTTTGGGGCTTCTGAGTCTTCGTCAAATAAAGTAGGCACTGCTTCTTCCATCAGTTTAACTGATTCACGAAATATAGCATCTACTTCTTGTTCACGCGCCTGAGAAATACGCTGTACATTCTCGTAGTCTCGTAATTCTGCCATATACACCAATGCATCTCTAGGTGACTCATCTGACAGTTCGCGGAACTCTGCTGTAGTAAGAACCTTAAAATCCGTGCGTACCTCCGGAACAACCTCTGCAGGGGTTTTTACTTCCGGCGTAAGTACTTTCGCCTCAAGGGCTTTTATACGGTCTTTAAGTGCACGTGTCTCTTCTCTACTTTCTTTTAACGCGGCAAGTGGAACATAACCTTTAGGTGGTGGTTCGACCTTCGGAGGAGGTGTAGTCTCCGTATCTTCGGTCACCTCTGGTTTTACCTCTACCTCTTGGTCTGTTTTTCCTTCTGCCGTTCCTTCTTCTTTTCCTTCAACGTCTTTCTCTTCTGCTGTTTCGCCACGTAAATCATCCTCCGAAATTGCAGTTAATCCTTGGTCTATAAGGACATCAAAGACCGGGGTTTCTAACGTTTGTACTTCATTTGATGTTTCCGTCGTTTCTGACGATACTGGTGTTTCTTCGCTCATTTAATTCTCCTTTTAACGCCGCGTGGGCGAGGTTTACTTGTTTTACGCCCGCGAAGGGCGAGTTTCTGGAACTTTTTCAGACCAGTTAATCTGGTCATAGTTCTGCCGATAATTGCGGTCACCGGTTACGTCTTTATCACGATTCCAGCATCGAAAATTTCGACCCACTGGAAGTTCTCGGTGACTACGAAAATGTTTCTCAGCTTTTGCTTCAAATGCGGCTTCTTGGGCTGCGTTCATTTCTTTTTAGCCTCCGTCTTTTTATCGAATTTTGCCTGCATGAGTTCAT